TATCAATCTCGAGACCGCTATTACCATTAAATGAATATGAGAAAGATGCTGCTGTAGAAACATCTAGAAAAGTAAGAAGCTGACCAGTACTTTGGTCAAACGCTTGATCACCTTCAGTTGCAGTTGCAGGATCTGGTGCAGCTATGCCAGGAAAACTATCTCCTGCTGATTCTGTTCTAAATAATGAAGTCGTCATATAAACTACCTTTTCAAGGTACCGTTATGACAGATTTTTTGCTCCTGCAAGAATTGTAGCACAAAGCTCTAGAGCTTCATTATATCCATCACGAAATCTGTTTTTACGGTTACCATATTTTTTAAACCATTCCAGGCTATTTATATGTCCGTTTCGCTTGTTTTCAGGGATATCGAAGTTTCGAACTATCTCTTCGTATTGATATCTTAGATTAAGTATTTCAGCCACCGATCGTATCATATACCATTCTCCAGTTTGACATTTTAGGGATACCCTCACTATTTTCTGTTTTAATATGAGGATGTTTCATTAACAAGGACTGTAGACCAACTTGAGCACCATCAATGGCATTTCTAACTTTGTCTTCAATCCAATATGCACCTGGATAATATTCTGCATATTGTCCGAGGATAACATCTTTGTCTTCACCTGTGTCTAGGTAAATGAATTCTTCAAACACATCTTCACCAAAAATATTGATAAGATTTTGTGTTCTTAATTTTTGAGCATATGGGTTCTTAGATAGAGAAGTTATGACTGTAAACTTCATTCCAAGTTCTTCATATATCTTTCGAACATACTTTACTGAATCGTATAGTGGCGGTAACCAACCTATATTTGCTGAACTATTAAACTCAACTATCTTTTTCCAGATTTCTGGATCTTCGTATCTTTCAACTTGATCGTATACATTAACATCACCAGTTGCAAAGATTCCATGTTGTCTCATCATCCAAGAATCGAATGAATCTCTCCAGTTTAGTAGAACGCCATCAGCATCAGTAAGGATAATATTACTCATATATGTACCCCTGTATTCCAGCCCATCGGCCTTTTTTGCCTTCGATGGACTTTTTAAATTTAGCTACCATTTTCTTAACAGCAGCTAATTGACCTGGAGTCCACTGACCCCAGACTGAAAGAGAGCCACTCATACTAGTAGCAAACTCATTCCAAGGTTGAGCAACTCTTTGCTCTTCCAAGTCTTGAACCAGTTGCCTCATTCCAGGCTGGTTTAAGAAAGCAAGCTTTCTTCGGCCAACTGTGGCCGTACGCTTGCGCTGAATAGCGATTTGACGCCATTCTTCTGAGGTTCTCTTACGACCCCAGATGCTACCATGTTCGTGTAGGTTAACTTCCTGTTGGAAGGTCATTGGGATTTGATCATTTACTTTTTTCATTTTTCTTCCTTGTTTTATTCCTTATAATACTAATATACTATAAAAAACAAGGAATGTACACCTTTTTTTTCAAAAAGATGCACTTTTTTTAATGTGTTACATTTATATCACAGTTTGTTTAACCAACGTCTTTACTAAAGACTTCATTGACTTATCACTGTCTATAGTTTTAATCTTAGGTTTTCTTTGTGCGTTGGATTGATTTCTACCTTTTTTCTTATTCTTAGGATCAAATTTTGTAAATTTAGCCATAATCTCCTTACCTTACAATTTGGACAAAAGTTGTTATAATCAATTTCTGTATTACATTCTGGACAATTAGTCATCTAATAACTTTGCAAAAGTTGCTGGTCCGGCGATACCGTCTGGTGTCAAACCATTAGATTCTTGCCAAGCTTTAAGTGCTCTTTCAGTTCCTGGCCCAAAGTCGCCATCGGCACCGATACCTAGAGCTTCTTGCATTATCTTAACACCTTCACCTTTAGCACCTTTTCTTAATACTCCAATATCATCTAAAATTTCTTGAATATCATCGTCATCTGTATCAAGCATTTCTGCTGACATACCTAACACTTCCATTGCATGTGTATATCTTTTTTGTCTATCTGCTAATCCAATAGAACCACCATTAATTTTTTTAGTCATACGCTTTACATCATCTGTATCAGCAATTTCGTTTAGATTATTCGCATCCCAAAACCAACAAGCACTTTCAATAGCACCTTCTTTAGTTGCCACATATACTGCAGCATCTTCAGCAGACATTCCTACGCTTTTACCAAATCGAGTATAATTTTCTCTACCTGTTAATTGCTTAAGTCCACGTCCTCTAAATAACCAACCGTCTCCTTCATTAACGTTACCCATCTTATATTTACGAAACTCGTCCATATAAACATAATTAGCAATCATTTCTGGATTACGATGATATTCATCTGCATTCCTTTTAGGTGAAGAACCAAAATATCTACCGAATACTGCTCTTAACGCTTTTGCAGAATAGTTTAGATTTTCTTCTAATCTTTTAAAGTTTGCACTTTCATGAGCACACTGACTTAAGAAATGTGCTACTCTTCTTTCTGTTGTGATTCCATATTTTGGAAGCATATTACATAATGCTTCATACCATTCATCAACATCTTTGTTGTTTGGTATTATTGGTTCTAAATGATCTTTAGTAAATTCAAATTCAAAAGCCATTCTCGACTCCTCCTGTGGTATTTTCTATCTCTTCTGCTAACTCAGCATAACCACCAATATGCTTGTCATTCCACCATATCTGAGGAACTGTTCTTGCATTAGGTAATTTTTCTAGAAGTTCGTTTTTATAAGTTTCTTCTCTTATGTTTCTGTACTCATATTCAAGTTTGTACTGTTTACATGCGGCTATTGCTTCATCACACCAATTGCACTTTGGTCTGCCATAGATGATAACCATTTAAATTCTCCTTAGTATTATATATAATCTACTCTTTATCAAGTAGTTTTGCTCTACCGTATTCAAAGTCTAGTAACTTTTCATCTTCTAGTATATCTATTATAGTTACTGTCAACTCTTGCTCTTTTCTTAAAAAGAATAGTTTTTCTTCTATTTCTTTTAATTTCTTTTCGAAATATTCTATTTCAGTTTCTTTTCTTAATCTTTGTTCTATAAGATCTGATAAAAATATTATTTTACTTTTTTGGGACATCTAATTTCCATTTATATTTTTCTTCAATAGCATATTGACAACCTTGAATATAGTCTCTGTCTTCTTCTGATAAAACTGACCAAAACTTACTCACTGTTTCTATCTGTCGTGTTACTCTTTGTGCATCATCTAGATGAATATTATTCTCCATCATTTTTTGTAACACGTCCATTCTTTCTTTAATCTTTTCTCTCATCGTCCATTACCTGTAAAACCCATTTTAATTCTTCTGCACATTTCCACAACCACATACGAGTCATCTTATCGTTTGCTTTTTGTCTTTCTTCCATGAGTTGTTTCATTCTCATCTCAACGTATTCACGTGGTTTTCGTTTGCGTCCTCTTCTCAAAAGCCCATCATCTCCTTTGTCATAATATAATCTCTAACAAAATCAGATCTAACAATATCAACCCAACCAAAGTTAATGACTCTAAAGAATCTCATTTGCTCTATTAGAGATGTAAACTTAATGATTCCATCTTTCTCATCTTTACGAGTAAAGTCAGTCTGATTCTGATCACCACAAAATATAATCTTACAATCATTACCAACTCTAGTTATTATTGAATCGAGTTCATGAAAATTCATATTCTGCATTTCGTCAACTATTAGAATTGTTCTATCAAAAGTAACACCTCTAATAAAAGAAGTTGATTCAAAATCAACTGATTTGGTTGTAGTTAACTTTCCCCAAGCTCCTGGGTAACCAAAGAGTTCATCACAAATAGATTTATATGGAGCTTTATAAGGTTCTTCTTTTTCTTCTTTAGTTCCTGGTAAGTGACCACCATCTCTTGTAGAAACCATTGAACGAATAACTAAAAGTTTGTTGTACTGTTCATATTTTAACATTTTTTTAAATGCTAAATAAAGCGCAATAAAAGTCTTACCTGTTCCTGCACTACCAGATAGAACTAGGTTATGACCTTCATCCCATGCTTCAAAAGCTTTCTTTTGATTTTCTGTTACAGGTTCTATATGCTCTAGTTCATCTAGAGCTACACGAAGTTGATTACTTTTTTTCACTAGTCCCAACCCATTATAATTTTTGTATCTTCCGGAACCATATCCATAGTAAATGGTGGATTATAAACTAATTCTCTTTTTACAGATCTAACACCAACGACTCCTTTCGGAGCTTCTTCAATGTCTTTACATATTTGATCAGCAAAAGGACACATCATACTTGTAAGAGTATGTTTAATATAAACATCACCTTCTTCAGTAACATCTAGTTCATATATGAGTCCTAGATCTAATACACTTATGTTTGGAATTTCAGGATCATGCACACATCTTAAAGCATCGATTACCTTTTGTGTCAGTGGCATTATTGCCATTAGTCGTAACCAAGAACTGCTACATGATCATATCTTTGACCATCAAATACACACATGAATTCACAACCTGCTTCACTAGCGTGAACTCTATGGAATACTCCGTCTTCAATTAAAACTACATCACCTTTTTCTACATCAATAGTTTTTTCACCAAGATCCATAGTTCCATGACCATCTAAAAATATGTATATTTCTTCCTGTCCGCCATGTTTATGACCTGAAGTACTTTTACTAGGATTTAACTTTGTTGAGCTTAGTATAAGATTTTTAAGCAGCTTATTATCTTTAACTACATATCTATCATCTTCTTTAACAACTTCTCCGCCAATGTCAACTGTTGATACTTTTACCATTATGTTCCTCTCATAATTTAATAGTGTTATTCTTACCAGAACCTTCTTTAATTCTTTTTAGATTATCTTTCCATCCGTCATCAGTCTTACTTAAATTTGATCCAGTTTGACCGATAACTGCTGGGAATACTAACATCTGAATTAAGTCAGAATCGGCTTTTAATTTTTCTTGTAGTTCTATATATGAGCAGTTTACGATGAAACTTTCTTTAGTCTTTATGTTACGCAGTGTGTAATTCGGCACCTTGAAATCCTTTCCACCAGTTAGGAGCTTCACGACCCCATTCCCATTTGGCAAATGGTTTAGCTCTATGATAATAGTTACGATAAGCTTGTACAGGATCACCTTCAACTTTACATTCTGGATAATGACTCATCGCTTGTACAAACTCGGTTCTTTCGATCTTCGGTATATTTATCGGTGGAGCTGCAAGTATTATGCCAAGTTTTTCCCATGTTGCATGATTTTTTTCTCTACGAAAAGTATACTCTTCGGCCATGGCAGCAAAGTGACCATAGTGCCAATTGTAGTTTTCAATTGATTCCATAGTCCAAGTTGTACAGGGGTGATATTTATGAACTGCAGTGTAATACAGTTCGTCACGCATATCTTTAAACTCATAGTAAGTTTGTATAGTCTTACCTGATCGTGATCTACGTTTAGTGGGACTACCATCGAGTAGCCTGTGAGCAGTCGATAGCATTTGAGCGGATTCAACAATCATCTTTGGAACATGCTTATCACAAAGCATCTTTGCAGCGATTACTGGATCTTCATCTAAAATAAATATGTTCATAATATATTATATCAAATTTTCTATTGTTTGTAAACCCTTTATGCGGCCTTATCCGTATATTTTTCAATATGTTCATCCACATGGCGTTTCTTAGCTCTAATCTTTTCAACCAAATCTACTCGTCCTTCTTGTTTCATTTGTTCTGCGAAAGTTTCTAATTCTCTTGAATCATTCTGAAGTCTTGCTATTTGAGCTTGGGTCATACATACTCTCCAAAGGTTAAAGGTTAATATTTACTGAGCGTCTAGTAACAATCCTGGAAAAGCCTCCTCTACTACATTTCTTTTTACACCCGTTATTTCTTTCTTTTGAATCATTCCGCATAGAAGTTCGGCATCTTCTGGATCAATAGACTCTAATAGTTGGATAAACAACTGTTCTCTTTTGGCCTTTTGCATGGCATCTCCTTGTCCGCCAGCAACAAAATACTTCAACTGCGTATTTAATTTTAAAAAATTTGAAGGGGTGCTATGACCGATATTGGGTGTGTAGGGTGGTTTACTGTCAGGAATATTCCATTTGACAGTATTATCATATGAACCTCTAAGAATATCTTTTAGAGCCCAACTTTCGTTATCTTTCAATACCTTTATTTTGGCTTCTTTCTTCTTTTTCTTCTGAGCTTCTTGAATCACTTCACACACCAACAATGGTGTAGGTACATAATTATTCATAATATCTCCTCATATAAATTCTTGAACACACTCAACCAACCGTTTACATCGTTTTTGTACAAGATATGGAAAAACCTTTCCTTTGTTTCTCTTAGGATCTTGACTCTCAAAACTATTTATAATTTCTTCTTTTATAGCATCAGGAGTTTCTGTTAAATCAATCATTTTTTTATTACGTAAGTAATTTCTATAGATTGTATCACCCATAGCTTTTTGAAGATCTTCAGCTTCTAACCAAGTGTCTATTTTCTTTTTGGTAACTGGCGATTGTCTTCGTTCTTCAACAAATACATTATCATCAGATAGTACATTAGGAACACCATCACCACCATCACCTTTAAAAATATGTGTTTGAGAATATAATCTTGGGTTCTTATCCTTAACAAACTTCTTAAGCATTGGTGAATACTGCTTGATGTTATCATACTTATGTAGTTGAATGAAATCATGATCTGCAGATATTATCATGACAGGTTCATGTTTACCAAACTCTTGAGTTTCTAAAGCAAGTTTAGCAATAACATCATCTGCTTCACACTTAGGTTGATGCATAACTTTATATGGAAAGTGATCTCTTATCTCATCTCTTACCATATTAATAATTCTAAAAGCTTCGTTCCAATCAATCTTTGATTCTTCACGATTCTTTCTTCTTTTATATTTGTATTGAGGAAATACATCGCGCCTCCAGTTACCAGCACCAT